TAAATAGGCAAATCACCTTCGAAAAGGTTAGTGTCTTTGTACTTACTCTCAAGAGTTCCTAAAGTATGTATTTCAACAATTTGGTTGTGGAGGAGGTTCTACCATGGGCTATAAACTAGCTGGATTTGATGTCATAGGATGTAATGAGATAGACCCCAAAATGATGGATGCCTATAAAGCAAATCATAACCCTAAATATGCTTTTCTCGAGCCTATACAAGATTTCAAATTAAGGGAAGATTTCCCCCAGGAGCTTTATAACTTGGACATTTTAGATGGTTCTCCCCCATGCTCTAGTTTTTCCATGGCTGGGGATAGGGATGAAAAATGGGGGGTCGAAAAGAAATTTAGAGAGGGACAACAAGAGCAAGTCCTGGACACTCTATTTTTTGATTTCATTGATCTTGCCCATAAATTACAACCCAAAATTGTGGTAGCTGAAAATGTGAAGGGTCTCATTATAGGTGCTGCAAAGTCCTATGTCTTGAGAATTTATGAAGAATTTGATAAGGCTGGGTACTATGTAAGACATTGGCTACTCAATGCTTCTACCATGGGAGTTCCTCAAAGAAGGGAAAGAGTATTTTTCCTAGCTATTAGGAAAGACATTGCAAGTCCATTCATCGAGCAATTCGATATGTTTAGCATCACTCCTAGGATCAATTTAGATTTTAATGAGCCTGAAATCCCATATAAAGAGATTGAATCCCCTTATAGAGAAGAGAAGGGTAAACATATCCCAGAAGGCATTAAAATTTATTGGGAAAAGATAGAGCCTGGAAGGGCTTGTAGTGATGCTCATGAAAAGGGACATATGTTTCAAGAGTTCAAATTACATCCGGATAGAGTTTTACCCACAATAAGAGCTGGAAGTAATAGTTATTATCACTATAAAGATGCTAGAAGATTATTTGATGAAGAGATTATGAAGGGAGGATCATATCCCCTTGACTATAACCTCATGAGCAATCAAGCTATTTACATGGTAGGTATGAGTGTACCTCCTGTAATGGTGGCTCAAATAGCTACTAGAATTTATGACACATGGTTAAAACATATGTAAGGAGGCTTTATGTCTTTAATGGGTGCTTATTGTTTAGGATTGGTTATGTCTGGGGAAGTGGGTCATCGATCTATCCCTGTAGAAACTAAAATAGCTGTTGGCATGGCATATTATCGAAGAGCTGATTTTAAACCAGGTAAGATTTGTGAAGTGGTAAACAAAAAATGGTCTAGTGAATACATCACCAAATTAAAAAGAGGTGATTATGAATATCCGGATAGCAAAAAACTTTTAGAGAATATGGTACTTGCTCAAAAAATAATCAACTTTAATTTTAAGAGTGATTATTCAAAAGGTGCTACTCATTTTCACGATAGCAGCATAAAAAATCCTTGGGGTTTTAAACCTGTGGTTAGGTTAAAAGCATATCCCAATGATCTTATTTTTTACTAGGAGACCAAAATGCAACATATAGACCGAGAATTGCTTATTATTTGTGCAATTATGCTTATTTTGATGATTTACACAAAAGTCATCAACATAGAGATCGTTATATAGCTCTTAAACACACAAAAACATATCTACAACCCATTTTTAGTTTCTAGGTATATCTTTGCTTGTGTTTATATGCAAAAGTGTTTTACAGGGTCATTGTGTAGGTGATTTTTGAATGTGCTTAATTTTTAATCACTCTATTATAATATTATATATGAGATATATAAAATAATAGTATTAAAACCATTTTAATAATGAATATAAACATAGTTTATATTCATAGTTATTAATACTCTAATATTATAAGCGATAAGAAGTTATCCACAGGTTATCCACAGACTTATCCACAGGGGATAGTTTGTAAAAAGAATTAAAAATAGTGCTTGACAAGGTAAACATAATCATTTAACTTGATAACACACTAACTTTCTAACTAGGGGACATTATGATTAGTCGTAAGATCAGAATATGTGTAGATTGCATACACTTCGAACAATCTAAAGATATGGGATCACTTTGCACAAGAATACCTATCATCGATTTAATATCTGGAAATAAAACTTATAACTCTGCCGTATCACAAAGACATGGTGGAAATTGTGGGACTGCTGGACAATACTTTGAACCCATAGCAAGTAAAGTAAGAGACTACCAATGGGATCAAACTTTGGAAAATAATCCGTTCTAACTATAAAGGGGATACCAATGGAAATTATATTAAATGAATTGAGGGTTCAAATGGAATCTTTAAAACTAGACGACATGAAGCTTGATGTCAAAATCAATAAGCTTGATGATCGTATCAAAAGACTAGAACAAGTCATCAATAATTTAGCAATTCTCTTATCGGAGGTTCAACATGGCAAACGATAGAGATGATTTCGCCCCAGAGATAAGAAATAGTGCTTGGTGGGCGTCTGACACCCGCATGGTCATGAATGGCAAAGCTGTTGAGGTCATCATGCAAAAACAAGGCAAAATTGATCCCCCTGATTTGTCTCAAATAGAGGCTGTTCAGATGGGTCATGTTATGCAACCCATTATTGGTAGGTTAGCACAAGACAAACTAAACATGGAGTTAAAAGATGCAGATTACCCTCTCACACATCCAGATCATAGTTGGCTACGTTCCCATTTCGATTTTATTTCTGCTGATGGACGAGTATTGGTCGAAGCAAAGAATTACAACATTAATGCAAGGAATAAGTTTGATGCAGATAGCAATAGGATTCCTCCTGCTGACTATGCTCAAATTCTACACGAAGCAACCGTTCATCGAGTTGATCGTGTCATTCTTGCTGTCTTATTTGGTGGTCAAGAGTTTCAGACGTTTGACTTTACGTTCACCGAAGAAGAAAAAGACAACCTCATAAAAGATATGGCTGTGTATTGGGGTCATGTTAAGGCTGACACGCTACCAGCTCCAGAATCGCTTGAAGCAACGAAACTGATCTATCCACAAGATAATGGTCAGTCTTTAGTGGCTAATCAAGCCCTAGAAACTGCCGTGGCTCAATTAAAAGAGATTAGAGGGGTTGTTAAGCAATATGAAGAGAAAGCAGAGCAATTAGAGACTGCTATTAGAGCCTCTATGCAAGATTACTCTGATATTTTGAGTGTCAATGGTTCAACACTTGTGACATGGCGCTCTAGTAAACCATCAAAGCGTTTTAGCTCTGATCTGTTTAAACAGTCTATGCCAGAGGTTTATGAGCAATTTGTAGTAGAAATGCCGGGGTCAAGGCGGTTCCTTGTCAAATAATCTAACTTTTAGGGGATAAAAAATGGATTCACAAACAACAGAAATTTTGTCACACTTAAAGCAACATAAAACAATTACAGCCATTGAAGCACTTAAGCTTTATGGATGTTTTAGGTTAGCAGCTCGTATTTATGATTTGGCTCAAGCAGGAAATGAGATCGATTGCAAAATCGTGAAAATTTCTGGTAGGGGGGGAGCCAAACGAATTGCTGAATATTCTTTAAGAAAGGCAGCGAATTAAAATGAAAGAATTTGTAGAAAGAGCTAGAGAACTGTATCCAGAATCTGTGCGTATGCAATTGGATTGGATACTACAAAAGGAAGAAATTAAGGTAAGGAATATGCAACCTTATATCAATCCGCAAACTTGGAGCAACATTAAAAAGATTTCTAACCACAGGGGAGTAAAAATAAAATGAATCACATCATTCCGTTTGAAGAAATGAGAGGCATGGCAGATGCCATAGCCAAATCAAAGCTGTTCGGTATGCAAACACCTGAACAAGTCCTAGCACTCATGGCAATCGCGCAAGCTGAGGGGCTGCATCCTGCCATGGCTGCACGGGACTACCATATTATCCAAGGCAGACCAGCATTAAAAGCTGATGCCATGCTCGCTAGATTCCAAAGCGCTGGGGGTAAGGTGGAATGGAAAGATTATACTGATGAGAAAGTCACCGGCATATTCTCCCATCCCAATGGTGGATCGATTGAACTTACATGGACAATCGAACAAGCCAAGCGTATTGGTTTAGCTGGCAAGGATAATTGGGCTAAGTATCCTAGAGCTATGTTAAGAGCTAGGGTAGTCAGTGAGGGTATTCGAACTGTATTTCCAGGCTGTGTAGTTGGCACCTACACGCCTGAAGAGATACAAGACTTCGATAGCAAACCACAAGAGGTAGATGTCACTCCCACGGTTCAAGCCTTACAAAAAAAGCAAGTGAACTTTGATGATATGGAAGATGATAAACCTTTCAATGAACTATCTATTCCTATCTTTATTCCAGGAAGCGATGAGCCTTATGCTCAGTATGCTACCAACAAGGAATGGATCACAGCCTATACAGATTTGTATAAAAAGATATGGACTAGCACTAAGTATTCGGTAGAGGATAAGGGACACAAGCTTGATGATTTAAGAGATGCCAACATCGATTTAATCCACAAGTTGTCAGCACTTGAACAAATTGAAATTACAAAAATAACTACATTAATTAGGAAAGGCGAATAGTCATGGCAGAGTTTATACACAAACCAGGAACAGGAAGTTTACTTACCAATAAGAATATGAAGTCAGAGAAGGCACCACACTTTACAGGCAAGCTTGTAATTAAACGTGACTACAAAGCTGGTGACACTATTCAGTTAGGTGCATGGCAACGCACTAATGCCAATGGCACTCTCATTACTTTATCTGAAGATACATACCGCTTCGATCAGCAACAACAAAGAGCAGCACAGTATCCTAAAGAAGTAAACACAAGAGAGTTCGATGATGAGGATGTGCCCTTTTAGTGGTTAAGTTAAGTTTGCCCTATCCTCCATCAGTGAATAACTATTGGATAGCATCAGGACATAGAAGATTTATTTCGAAGCGAGGCAAAGAGTTTAAACAGGCTGTGTGGTTAGAGCTCATGCAATCTAAAGCTAAATCATTCGGTGATGATTTGCTTGAGGTTCACATAGACTTATATCCTAGAAACAAAAGGCTCATGGATATAGACAATTGCTGTAAATCTATTTTAGATGCACTGCAAGATGCTGGACTATACAATGATGACAAGCAAGTCTATCGTCTTGTCATTGAAAGAAAAGAAATCGTGTCAGGTGGTGGGGCAATCGTGAGAGTTGATCGATACAAAACCCCCCAAGCCTGAATGGGAAACCACGCCCTGTGGTTAGTTAGAACGTTACGAGGAGACGTTTCAGGTATCCTCACTTATTTTATTTAAGGGGATTTATATGGCAAAAGTATTTATCGCAACACCTATGTATGGTGGTCAATGTTATGGCTACTACACTCAATCAATCTTAATGCTTCAAAGAGTATTAGATCAGAATAGTATTGAATCTGTATTTAGTTTTATGTTTAATGAATCCCTTATCACACGAGCAAGGAACGCTTTGTCTCATGGCTTCTTAAACTCTGATGCTACACACATGATGTTTATTGATAGTGACATTCGATTTAATCCTAATGATCTAGTCAAGATGATTGAAGCTGATAAAGATATTATCTGTGGACTGTATCCTAAAAAAGAAATTAACTTTCCAAGCCTTAAGAAAGCTATTGAGAATAATGTGAAGCAGGAAGATTTAAAGTATTACACAGGTTCTTTTGTAGTGAATCTTGTAGGCTATGCTGGTGAAACAGTAGTGCCATTGAATGATCCAGTTGAGATATGGAATGGTGGTACAGGCTTTATGCTTATCAAACGTGAAGTCTTTGAGAAGTTAAAGGATGTATGCCCTACATATAATAATGATGTGACTGATCTAGGAGGATCAATAAAGGCTCAGGCTCCGATTGTGGAATACTTTGCAACCTCGATTGAACCAGAAACAAATAGGCTACTTTCTGAGGATTATCATTTCTGTCGTATTGCACGTTTAAACGGGATAAAGGTATGGGGAGCTCCGTGGGCTCGTCTTGCTCATGTTGGGACATATACTTTTGAAGGACAGTTAGTCCCTGCTCCTTAACGTTTAGTTTTTCTAGCAGTCTTGGCAGATTGTTTAAACGCTTTAGCTGTTGGGGCACCTTTAGTTCCGGGTGCTCTCATACGCTCTCCACTACCTTGAGCTATGCGTGCTCTCTTTTTATGAATGTTTGCATATAAACCAGGCTTCATCTTCCACACCCCCATCGTCTTAATGATGCTGCTTTCCTTGTAGGTCTGCCTTTACTATCTTTCATAGGACCAGGCATACCACTCATCCTAGCACAAAATGATTTCTTACGCCCTGCATCTTTTTTTGTTTTAGGGTTAGGTGCCGGCGGTTTCAACTTAGAACCCGTAGCACGATTGTATTTAGCACGACCTTTAGCTGTTAAGCCTGCACCTTTAGATACAGGTAACTTCTCACCACGACCAATAGATAAACTAACTGCCATCATTTGCCCTCAAAAAGTGAACGTTCATCTAGTCTGCGAATTTGCAGACCTCTTAATATTTTACCACCTGCACGACAATACTTCACTAACGATTCCATAGCCGCCTTCTTATCTCCGCGTAAAAGCGCTTGACGGAGTGTTGATCTTTGAAAGCATCCAAGACCCAGATTGAAGCAAAAAGAAACAATGCTATCAAATTCATGTTGTCGGAGAGGCACGTTAGGTAACATCTTATGTACTCCCAACTCGAAGCGACGTAGGTCTGATTTAAGAATTGCATCTATTTCCTCATCGGTAAATTTTCTATTCCATTCCTTTGGTAATGTTTTGCCATCACCTATTAAATGACCCACTCCCACTGTGAACAGTCCTGCGGGGCACTTGTATGGTTTGTTACGAACTCCCTCATGGTGCTTAATAAGTGCGATGCCAGCTTTTGATACATTCACTTATTTCTTTTCCCAAGTACGAGACCCAAAGTAGAAACCAATAATAGATGCTACGATAGCCATTTCATCTGTAGAGAATACTTCTTGTGAAGCTACAACAAAATCAACACCAGACCACATAGCCCATGCTAATGATATAAAATTAATAAGCACTAGCTCACCTACAAATATAAATGCCACTACAGGTCTTACCATAGCGTTCCAATTACGCACTGTAGGAGAAGCAGATTCTACTAATTTTTTATCATGGTCATATAATGCTTCACGTTCTTTTGCATAGGTTTCAGCATAAGTACCTTCTAGTTCAATAGCTGCTATTTTTTCTTGAGCTATAAAACCTTTTTCTGCCATAGCCATTGCTTGAGCATTTTGTAATTGAGCCATTTCACGCTCATGCTTTTGATCTCCATTTTGTTGAAAGAAACCTAAAATGTTTGGTAGCCCCGCAGTAGCGAAGCCGAGAATAGAGGAGAGGATGGATAGCATATTAGTTATTCAATGGATTTACCATTGCCTTTCTTAGTTGTTTCATTTCGTCTTTAACGTTTGTCACTGTATCTGTAATCTTATCTGCAGTAGCTTTAGCAACACTATTAGCTTCAATAGCACGACCATAAGCTTCGTTTGCTTTTTCTAATGCACGATTATTAGACATCATCACATCAACTAATTGACGCTCAGTAGAACGTGATCTATCTTCTAAAACTATAATACGAGTCTCAACAGAGCTCATCTTTTTTACTTCCTCAATCGTCGAGGTCAAATCGTTGAAGAGGGTTATCCCGTAATATACTGCGCCACCTATTGGCACTAGCACGGATAAGATAATCCCCAGTATCATTTGCGCTGATAAATTCAAGGAGTATGTTTTGTTGTCGCCCATAGTCTTGTTCCTGTATTAGTTTAATATTTTCTTGTATCTGTGTTTGCTGCAGGTTGTAGCCTGAGTTTATAAGCTGCATCGACATTACTATGCCAAAGCCTGGTACTATTGTTTTACCTTTCGGTACTTCTGGCGCTTTAGGCGCATCTTTCTTATCTGTACCCGACGTCGTCGTAGTACTTGCGGGGCTTGGTGCAGATGTCCCCCCACTTGTTTCGCTCTTTACTGTGGCTACCGAAGTAGCTGGTGTTTCTACTGTCGTTGTCAATGCAGTCATGTCCTGTACAATTACAGGTTCTGGCGGGATGATGGGCGCAGTTGTGACTTGGTTCAACACGCTGTTCGGATTCGTTGGGCTTATCGGACTGATTGGTGATGCCGGATTGTTTAGGTTTGTCGACGTCATCTTGCAAGTATTGTATATTTCCGACCATGCAGTCCAAGTTGGAGAACCATACGGATCCGAGCAAATCGAAATTCTTTGTTCTTGAGATAATCCTTCGAAGCCAGGTGAACATGTTAGCTGCCTCGTTTCAACAGATTCAATACACGTTGGAGGATCTGGCGTACAGTTGTTAGAAGTTGTTGTCCAACCTGTCCAAGACTGTGAAGTACATTCATAAGACCTACTTTGATTAATAGCGCCTGATTGGTTAACTGGGCATGACAAGGTTTGATACTCTGTTTGATTTTGGCAAGTTGGTTGAGGAGCTGTAAATTGGCCACACTCTGGTATACCTGGGTAATACTGACATGCAATTTGCTGACAAGCAGCGAGAGTAGTTCCTTGATTAACGTATAAACTGTCAAACACTGGTCCATAAGACGTCCAAGAACTCGCGTAACAAGCTGCATATACGTTATTCCTTAGTATTAGAAGGAGTAGGAAGAGTGTAATTCGGGCCATATAATTTTCTAAACTTTTCAGGGTCTTTTTCATACCAAGCCTTCTTAGCTGTAAAGCCTACAGCACCACCCATAGGACAAGGTGAACCACTCATCTCCATAGCGTCCCATACTTTAGGATCTTGGCATAATACGGATACAGCAGCTACTTTAAGTCCTAAATCGTTGAGGGTTTTAGCTAACTTGATTTTTACGCAGTTCTCATCAAGTAGAACGGTACCGCCTGATAAAGATATAAAACCTAAATTACCCGCTGCACTAATAGGCACTGCACAAACATCTTGTGAAAACGCAGACATACTAGGTGCCATAGCACTAGGCACTGGCATTCCTTTTTGGTTAATCGTCGTTGTTTCCGCGTGAGCGCTATGTACACACCAAATAAGACAAAGCGTAATTAAAACCCCAACTAGGATCTTCATTACTCGTCCGCAGGTAGAGGCGTATTGCCTTCGTCTAACCATTTTAGGTAGGCTTGGTAGTCTGTGTTAGCTGGGTCAAATGGGATTGACCATATTTGACCATTATTATCAGTTCTAAATACAGAATTTATTTCTTGTGAACGAATATCTTTAAATAATTTATACATAATCATAACTCCGATGAAATTTGTATGTATGCACTTGTGCTATTGTTAGCAGCTAAATTGTATGGTCTATTAGCGGTAATTCCAGATGCAGCTTGTGCTAAAACAGAAACCAATTTATTGCTTTGTCCAACTGCGTAAATTGTTAATGATGTTCCAGTTCTAGGCGCAGTTTCATCATTTATAAGAAAAGTTGAAGCAGAAACAGATGGAGATGCTCTCATTGGTACTGGAACTTGTATCCATCCATATGCGTTTGTTGTATTATATCCATTCAAATAAGATGGAGCATATTCATATACTGATGTTCCAAAATATTGGACATAATATGTTTGAATTTAATGCGCCATCTGGTCAGTTTTATGGGGCGGTTAATGAGTTTATTACAATGGCTGATACAGAGACTATAACAGCTCAATTTGCTTCAAGCCTTACAGAAGATGTACTCATGGGTGATACTGAGACTATTGCAGCTCAATTTTCCTCAAGTCGTACAGAAGATGTAGTAATGGATGATGTAAGAATAGACTACTTTGCAGCATTACAGTCTAGAGTTGAGCCATTTACTATGGCAGATATTGTTTCCATCGTTGCACAGTTTTCTGGTATTTTGAATGAAAACAGTAACATAGCTGATGCCAATACATCATCTGCTCAGTTTAACGTAAGCCGTACTGAAAATATGACTATGGCTGATGCGGCAAGCGTTGTAGCTAACTTCTTGGCAAGTAAGGCTGAAAATGTAACAATAAATGATATAGCGACTATTGTACAAGGCTTTAATTTGATTATCACTGAAAGCTTTAGTTCTGCTGACGCTAATAATATAATTACTAATTTTAAAGCTTCTCTAACTGAGAACGTAAATCTTGCAGATTCGGCTAGTGTAGCAGCTCAATTCCAAGCTTTTATCATAGAAACATTTGCAATGCTAGACTCCCAATTAGCTCGTGGATGGTTTAAAATAAACGATGACCAAGCTATTACCTGGTCAGCTGTCAATAACAATCAGTCAACATCTTGGACTGAAATTAATAATTTCCAACCTAATTCATGGGTTGTAATAGATAATAATCAATAAGGATACATTATGGCATCTACATATTCAAGTTCCCTAAAGTTCACTCTCATTGGAGATGGTGAACAAGCTGGTACCTGGGGATCAACTACTAACAATAATTTAAATTTAGTAGAACAAGCTATTACAGGTGTGGATGGCATTGATCTTACAGGACTTACTACTTATACACTTACTACACTTAATGGCACAACAGATGAGTCTAGAAACTTAACTTTAGTATTTACAGGTACTCCATCTTCTACAGTAACCGTTACAGCGCCATTACAAAATAAATTTTATATTATAAGAAATGCTACAGGCCAAATCATTACAATGTCTGCTTCTGGTGGATCTGTATCATTGTCCGTTCCATCAGGTGTAACTGCACAAATATATTGTGATGCAACAAACCAATCTGGTACAGGTACTGGATTCTATTCTGCACAAACAGGATCTGCTAGTAACTTTACAGTAAACGGTAATTTATCTGTTTTAGGTAGTCAAACTAATGCAGGTAACTTTTTAGCTGCTGGTGTTTTAGGTGCTTACACATCTTCTTCATTTACTGGTGGTATTAGTAACGGCTCTGGTGTAGCAGGTACTATTCTTAACGTATCTGCAATATCAAGTGGGGTAATATTTATTGGCCAAAGAATATCTGGTGTTGGTATCACAGCAGGTACATTTGTGACTGGATTTGGCACAGGATCTGGAGGTATTGGTACTTATACAGTTAATACATCACAGTTTGTAGGTTCTGGTACAACAATTACAGGTGCAGCTAGTGCAATTGCTACAACGCCAGCATCTGGTGATAACTCAGTAAATATTGCAACCACAGCATTCGTACAGTCAACTGTAGGTGTGCTTGGTACAATTGCATCTCAAAATGCTAATGCAGTAGCGATCACTGGAGGCTCAATTGCAGGTGTGGCTATTTCAGGCGCAACGATTGCATCAAGTACCATAGGTGGTCTTACTTTAGGTACAAACGGTACAGGCACTAAAACAATTTCAACAAGCACTCCAACTGGCGGTTCAGATGGAGACATTTGGTATCAGGTAAGCTAATTATGGAAAATATTAATTCATCAGAAGCAACAGAATATGAAATAGCAAGATACTTAGGAGAAGCTCCTGCTGGATTTACAGTTTCAGATAAAGTAGCAGCAGATAGAATTTCTATTTGTAATCAATGTCCAGAAAAAGTTGAAACCTTAGGTATTGATAAATGCAATGTATGTAACTGTATTATTAAATTAAAAACAAAACTAACTCACACAAACTGCCCTATAGATAAGTGGTAATATGCCAAAACTTTATGTAAAACAATCTGGTGTTTGGAAACAGGTTCAACAATTATATGTCAAACAATTAGGGGTTTGGAAAAGTGTTGTTGTAGGCCTAGTCACACAAAGTGGTATAGGTAAACAATTCTATCCAGACACATTAGGACCTACTACATACAGTGCTGCAGGAACATATACTTATACAGTTCCAGCCACAATTACATCAATAAGTATTGCGGCCACAGGTGGTGGTGGTGCAGGTCAAGTTTCTGTATTTAATGGTGGATCATGGTCTCAGTCTAATGGAGCTGCTGGAGGAGCTACTATAGTAACTGGTAGTGGTTTTTCAATCACAGCTAATGGTGGTGGAGGCGGTTCATCAGGTGGAACAGGTGGCACAGCAACTATATCAGGTGCATCATCTACTACATTAAACCAAACAGGTGGCAGTAAATCTGGGGGTACAGGTGGTAGTTCATATTACGGATCAGGCTCTTCACAAGGTGGAGACTTTTCTAAACCCGCTACACCTACTTTTGGTGCTGGTGGTGGCGGTGGATTTCAATATGATGGCCCTCAAAATTATGGTGGTTCAGGTGGTGGTACAGGAATTGCAGTATTTGCAGTCACGCCTGGTCAGACAATTACTGTTACTGTAGGCGCAGGTGCTACAGGCGCTAATATTAATTATACTAAAGGATCTAATCACGGATCATATGCTGGTAATGGTGGCTCTGGGTTTGTATCTATTACACCAATAAATCCTAATGTAAATACTTATTCTTCTGCAGGAACTTATTCGCTTACTGTCCCTGCTGGTGTTGTATCTATG